TCATCATCCTGGCATTATATGGTCAGAGTTCCGTGATCAATATATGTGTCGCACTTGTTATGATGCACCAATTAGATGCAGAGATTGTAATGATCGTATGCATGAGAATGATTGGGACATGCATGAATGTAACGAAGAGAATGATAGTGATAACAACTACATTCATAACTATAGTTACAAGCCAGTGCCTATTTTCTATGGTAACGATACGCCTTATGCGTTCGGTATTGAATTAGAAGTAGAGTCAATGGGTTCGGACTTCGAAGATGGTTCTGAGATAGCACATCGTTCTAATGGTGATCGTGTTTATCTTAAGTATGATGGTTCACTTAATCATGGCTTTGAGATTGTCACTCATCCACACACACTGAAAGAATTCCAGACTAACTTTAACTGGACATTCTTAAATAAACTACAAGACCTAGGCTTTAGATCTTGGAACACTAGATCGTGTGGTTTGCATGTGCATGTGTCTCGTACTGCATTTAGTACTGACATAGATGTACGTGGTGACAGTCATCAGATCAAGTTTATGAAGTTGATCTATGACAATGAGCAGCAAGTCAAACGTATTGCTGGTCGTTCATCTACTTATGCTGCGTTCAATGACAAGGGCGGAGTAGTTCGTAAAGTAAAGTCCGGTAGGCAGCGTGATGGCAGATACTCTGCTGTTAATACTGACAACCGTGCAACGTTAGAGATCCGTGTCTTTCGTGGATCGCTACGTAAAGAACGTGTCTTATCAGCAGTCGAGTTTGTTGCTGCTGCTATTGAGTACACCCGTAACCTTCGTGTTACTGGTAAGAGTAATTCATTTGCATGGGTCAGGTTTGTTGGCTATGTCAATGAGAACTCTGAGACTTACCCTAACTTGTTCATCATCTTGAATGAGTTGTTTGAACGTGATCGTATCCCAACTAACACAAGTTCTGAGGAGGACAACTAATGTGTATGTTATGTGTAGTACCACCAGGAGTAATGCCTGATAAAGAAAAGCTCGAAGCATCAGCCCTTAACAATCCGCATGGCTTTGGATTCTCTATTGTTATTCCAGAAGAGAATCGCATCTTGCGCGAGCGCACTATGGATGCTGATGAATCTATTGCCCGGTTTATTAAGATGAAGAAGAAGTACACAACAGGTTGGTCAATGTGGCATGCTCGTTATGCTACACATGGTAGCCGTAACGTTGTTAACTGTCATCCATTTTTAGTAGGCAATGATGAGAAGACACACCTTGGACACAATGGTGTGCTTGATATTAAGATCCCTGCAAAAGATGATCGCAGTGACACACGTGTTTTTGCTGATGATCTGCTGCCTGCCATCGGTGGTGTTGCTGCTTTAGACAACCCATTGATCTGGGATATGTTAGAAGACTACACCTCTGGTTCTAAGATCTGTGTACTTACAGTAGATCCTGTTGCTCAGTATCAAATGTATGTACTCAATGCACATCTTGGCACCGAAGATAAGCATGGTGTGTGGTGGTCTAACAACTCTTGTTACCTTACGCCAATGTCTAGTTACAAACCCAAGCCTCGTAGCATGGTGACAGGAGGTTGGGTCTCTGATAAAGAACTTGACTTCTTTCCATCTGACAAGCAAGGCAAGCCGCTCGCCAAGAACAAAAATGGATTAGTGGAATGCCCTAACTGTGCTGCTGAATCAGATGAAGAAAGCATGCTCGAGTTAGAGAACACATGCCACTGGTGTATGTACTGCTTTGATTGCAAGTCGCAGTATGTAGATTGCAACTGCTACTATGGTGGCACTCATATGAAGAAATCAGATGTAGTATCAGAAAGTTGGGGACTAGAATGAAATCATTAAAGCCTTCATGGATACAGCACTATGCCCACAACAGTGGCAGGGGCTTTGACATTGGGTTGTACTACAGCCCACATGACCAGTACTTCCAGATTAGTTTCTTATTCTGGAAGTACTACCTTCGGTTCTTGTGGACTTGGCGATGATGTACATTCTTAAGCAAGCCCATGCGCTGACTACATTAGTAGACGTCTCAGTATATGGACCATTTGATACGCCAGAGATGGCGCATAACTATGCCCAGGAGAACAACCTAGGTAACTATATTGTCGACATTCTGATACGACCTACGTATCAGTAACCGATAGCACTACAGATAATGTGTCCTCCGTTTACCCATTATTTGTGGTACACTATCAACGTTGAGACGGTGGGTTTTGGCTCTCTCCTTTCCCACCTTCTCGACCTTAACAAGGGAGAGTTGTATGGTCTCTATTGACGACCACGAAATACCAAGTCATATATCTTACTCAGCCTTAACTACATGGCTATCATGTGGTTGGCTCTACTATCTTAACCGTGTAAAGAAACTGCAAGAGACACCAGCATGGTGGTTCTATGGTGGCAGTGCAGTGCACCGTGCAGCCGAAGAATATGATCGGATGAATCCATGAGTCTATTAACAGAGTGGAAAAAATGGTGGGATGAAACTGCCAAAGAACGCCCTGAATATGCAGGCGATAAGACTGGCTGGCGAGTAGCATCACCTCGACGCAATCCAGAAGATGAAGACTGGTGGTTTACTAATGGCTACAAGTTTTATGAACGATGGATTGATTGGCGCCAGGCTAACCCCCACTTAACAATGGCTATTACACATACCGGTGAACTAGGCATTGAACTTGAAATGAATCCAGTTGTTGATGACATTACTGTCAAGATGTTTCTTGATCGTGTAATGCTAGATACTACAACTGGTGAATATATTATTGTCGATCTAAAGACAGGCAAGACTACGCCTACATCTGCATTGCAGTTGGCGTTTTATTCTTATGGGCTACGTAAGATCTATGGTATCAATGCAACTAAAGGATACTATTGGATGGCTCGTAAGGGTGAGTTGTCTGATGCGTTCGATCTTGCTGACTACGATGACAGCAAGATCGAAACGCTTGTTCGTATGTTCGACAAGGCTAGAAAGGAAAACATATTCCTTCCTAACTTCGATCACTGTAAAATGTGTGGACTGACCATGCATTGTACGTGGTTCCAACAACCAAAGGAGAATGATGAGTAGCACAGAAGCACCTATCAGCATCACAGTCAAGACACCAGTTGGTAGTCTTGTTACTGTACGTGCTGAATCAGGCGAGGGCTTAGACAGTATTGTGGCTAATGCACTCGCTGCTATTAGTTCAGCAGTAACTGAGCTTGAGTCTGCAGTACGTGGGACACAGGCTGCCCCATTGACACAGGCATCTAACTTGATTGCCCAGTCATTAGGTGGTCAAGTTATCCAGCAAGATACACCACCTTTTAGCCCAGCCCCAATTGGTGGGGGGCGCACATGTCCACATGGAAAGATGACCAGCATTCAGGGTGCATCCAAGCAGGGCGGTGTGTACAAAGGTTACTTCTGTCCATCAGCACAAGGTGATCCATCTAAGTGCAAGACTATCTACATTGATAAGTCTAACCCAGAATGGAATACGTTCGTACCTGAGCGCATGAAGTAATGAAAACATTACGACGTTCAATCCGTAAACCAGAAGTTGGAGGGGAGCCTTTACCGGCTCCCTTTCAGGCTTTTGAAAAGGCGGGTATTGTTATACGCCGTGCTGAGGTTACAGTAATTGCTGGCACACCCGGTGCTGGTAAGTCATCTGTTGCACTACATATTGCAGCCCGCTTAAAGCAACCAACGTTGTATTTCTCAGCCGATACCAATGCACATACAATGGCTATGAGATTGCTAGCCATGACAGGTAAGATGACGCAGCAACAAGCAGAGATCATGATGAAAACCAGCCCTGATACTGCCGAGTCTATCCTTGCAGAGAACAACCATTTGTATTGGTCGTTTGAACCTAGCCCTACACTTAAAGATCTTGATGAGGAAGTGGCTGCCTTCGAAACTATGTGGGGTAGAAGCCCCACACTTATAGTAGTAGACAACTTAATGGACATTGCAATGGATGGACATGAAGAGTTTGCTGCTATGCGACAGATCATGAAGGAGTTAAAGTATCTTGCAAGAGATACCAATGCTGCTGTGCTAGTGCTGCACCATACGCAAGAAGGATCGCAAGGCTACCCATGCCAACCACGATCTGCTTTGCAAGGTAAGGTAGCGCAGGTACCAGCAATGGTATTAACTGTGGGTCAGATGCCACTGCCTACTGGATTAGATTATTACTTATGTATAGCACCAGTAAAGAATCGCTATGGTAAGGCAGATCAAACAGGCAATACGTACGTTCAATTATCATTTGACCCAGCTTCTATGTACTTAGAAGATGTGATCAGAGATTACAATAGTAATTATGATCAGGAGATGATGGTTGTATGAGCAGTTGCAACATGTGCTCAGCAGTTAACAAGAAGTTACACAAGCGTTTGTACCTAGAGTACAAGATCTATGTGTGTACTAAATGTACTATTGAGCATCAAGATCAATTAGATATGGAGAAAGAACTAACGTGACTGCAGCCAAAGCAAAGGGATCCAAAGCCGAACTGGACATTGTTAAATACTTAAAGCAATGGTTCCCTTATGTAGACAGACGTTTGGCTGGTGCAACGTTAGACAAAGGCGACATTAGTGGAATACCTGGTGTTACTATTGAGATTAAAAACCATGCCAAGATGGACTTGGCTGGTTGGACAGAAGAGTTGTTAGTCGAAATCGCTAACGATAACGCATGGACAGGTGTAGTGTGGCACAAAAGGAAGGGTAGGGGAAGCCCTGCTGATTGGTACTGCACTATGCCCGGACATGTATGGGTAGATTTATTAAGGAGAGCACTTGGACAAACACAGCATTGAAGATTACCTAAACCATATTGGTGCTACTATCCCTGCTAGAGGCAGTGGATGGCGCAAGATGCGCTGTCCATTCCACGATGACAGTAACGCTAGTGCTGCAGTTAACTATGACATTAACAGGTTTAACTGCTTTGGTTGTGGCGTAGCAGGTGATACATACGATCTAATAATTAAAGAAAGAGGCGGTACATTAATTGAGGCTATCGAATTCGCATCGACAATTTCTACTACGGGCAACCCAGCAATACGCTCTGCACATAAACCAAGCCGAGGCGTATCTATTGACAAGACAGCTCTCGGTAGACGAGGCTCGCATGTTTCATTTGGGAGTGGTCGTCGATCCTCTTCCGGGTCATGAACAGTTTCTAGGTAGAGTTGCTATCCCTTACGTTACACCTAGTGGTGTAGTGGATATTAGGTTCCGTGCTATGCACAATGAAGAACCTAAGTACATGGGCATGATGGGTGCTAAGACTACAATGTTTAACACTCAGGCTTGCTTTGCTGCAAGCAAATACATTTGTGTAACTGAGGGTGAGTTTGATGCAATTATGATGGGTGTCAAGACACCACATCCAACGATAGGTATACCAGGTGCTAATAACTGGAAGCCACATTACAGTAGAATCTTAGATGACTTTGATATGGTTATCGTCCTCGCTGACGGGGATAATGCAGGTGCTGAGTTTGGCAAGAAGATAGTCCGCGAACTACCCAATGCCAATGTAATAACAATGCCAGAAGGTGAAGACGTAAATAGCGTCATCATTAAACTAGGGAAAGAGTGGATCGATGAGCGAATCAGAAATTGTATTGCCGCTTGATGAAAGCATATGGGAACACATTGAACATATGGAGGGTAGTATTGGGATCAATGTTTCGGAGACCAAGACGTTGGATCTTCTTGGTGCTTTGTATGATATTTATTTTGTCAGCAAAACCGAACCTAAAGAAGGGCAAGAACTCCTCATCGGACTAGCAGCCCTGCTTGTGGCTGCCCCTATGGGACATGCTGAGACTGTCTGGAAAGAACTACAAGTACGTGAGTCTATGAAGAACTTTGAACTACAAGTAAAGGAAGTACTAGACAATGAAGGAAAGTGATGTCGATGCAATCCTTAAAGAACTCAAAGAGACCCTGCTTAAAAAGCAACAAGACTACGGTCCGCTTAACATATCACTCGCTCCGGGCGGACCTTATAATGGTTTACGAGTTAGAATGTTTGATAAACTCCAACGATTCAGTCACCTGGTCGACACAAATAACGACACGCCCAACTACGAAAGTCTTAGAGATACCTTCCTTGACCTAGCAAACTATGCCATAATAGGCATACTAGTCCAAAGTGGACAGTGGGAAGGCTTGCCAAATGGAAAGAGTAGTAGTCCTGTCAGACCTACAGATTCCGTACCACGACGAGGATTCAGTAAAGACAGTAGTGGACTTTATCAAGGAGTACAAACCCACCCAGTTGTGGTGCGTGGGTGACGAACTTGATGCACCAGAACCTAGTCGTTGGAACAAAGGATTAGCAGGAGAATTTGCACCAACGTTACAAAGTTCTATTGATCTAACGCACGAAATTATGGCTGACTTCCGAGCGGCGCTCGGCAAGGGTAAGCCGTTTATTATTCAGCGATCTAATCATACCGATAGGATCCAGACTTACATCCGTAAGTATGCCCCAGCGTTCAGCAGTCTCCGCTCGTTAGAGATTGAAGAACTACTGGGGTATACTTCTTTGGACATCCAGTACCTGCACAAGTTCAAAGAGTTGTTACCTGGCTGGGTAATGGCTCATGGAGACGAGGGCCGATCAGTGCAGGTACCGGGTTCAACAGCCCTAAGCCTAGCCAAGAAACTTGGCAAATCTGTAGTCTGTGGTCACACGCACAAGCTTGGTCTGCAACATGAGACCACAGGTTTGTATGGAAGAAACAAAACAGTCTTTGGTCTAGAGGTGGGACATCTCATGGACATGAAGCAGGCTACTTACCTCTCTAGCGGTGTTGCTAATTGGCATCAAGGGATAGGTATATTGGTCGAAGATAATCGCAAGGTAACCCCTTATGCTGTGCCTATCATTAATGGGGACATTAATCTTCCATGAAATATTCCATCGATGAATGGCTAGAGTACAAAGAGATGATGGTTCGGATAGCCTCGGATTATAAACGCAAATATCCTATGGTCGAACTAGATGATTTGCAGCAAGAGATGTATCTGTGGTTTGTGTCACACCCTAAGAAGTTTAAAGAGTGGTCAACGCATGAATCAAAAGACAGAGACAAACTTATTGCTAAGTCTTTGCGCAACCAGTGTTTAAAGTATTGCGAAAAAGAAAAGGCACGTAA